CATCAGGATATGGGAGGCCAAGGCGCGGCAGGCTGGGTGCAGCACGCATATCCAGGGATGGATGTTTCATAGGTGTGTGACTAGACGCGATGAGGTTGCTCTGATTGCAGCCCATGCTGACCACTCAGTTCACAGCATCTTTACAAAAGCCAAGATGTTTTATGACAACCTCCCGCTCCGCTTGCAGCCCCTTACCAAGTACAACAACAGGGCAGAGCTAGACTTTCGCGCCCCCACAGGAGCAAGCGGCCTGAGAAGTAGGCTGACTGTGATGACGGCAAAGAGCGCGGAAGACGCTCGCGGAACCACAGCACGGCTGGCGCACTTCTCTGAGGTTGCGTTCTACAAGCAGCCCGAGCGTTACTTCCTGGCAACACTACAGTCGATGCCAGACGGCCCAGGAACGTTTGCTTACTCAGAGTCCACATGTAACGGCTCTGGCGACTTCCACCACACGATGTACTTGAGCGCAAAGGTCTGGAACGACGCCCCCTACCCATGGATGCCACTCAAGGAGAAGTATCCCGGCGACGAGGACTCTGCTTGGTATGCCTATTTCACCCCATGGTTTCTGGTTGAGGAGTATGAGCGTGAACTGTCTTGCTCTGAAAAGGAGTTTGTTGCGTCTCTGGACGGGGCTGAGCGCGAGCTTTTAGACAAGTTTGGGGAGTGGGTTACGCTGGAGAAGCTTTCGTGGCGCAGGGCAACCATCTCTACGAAGTGCGGTGGCTCTATAGAGAGGTTCCACCAAGAGTATCCAAGCACAGACCAAGAAGCCTTCAGCGCTTCCGGCTCTCCAGTGTTCGACCTGAACTCGGTTAGGAAGCAGAAGGAGATTCATGGTTGCTGGTGCCCCATGTGCCTCCCTTATTCCGGGGCAATCAAGCCAAAGATGAATGTTTGCCCTCCACACAAGTGGAGAGAGATTGGCGACGAGAGTGACTATCCCTCTGGGAGGGAGCGCATGTACTCGACCTACAGGCCAGTTGTTGAGCCTGCCCTGGAGGGGGCCGGAAGAATGTCTATATGGGAGGAGCCAAAGCCAGGAGCTAAGTACGTTGTGGGCGCTGACGTTAGCAAGGGGGCGAGCAGTAGGGATTGGGACCACATCTATATATGCGACCTAGCGACCCTGCATCAGGTTGCTGAGTGGCGAGGGAAGGTCGAGCTAGACGAGCTAGCCCCCCTTTGCCTATTGATTGCTATTTACTACAACAACGCAATCCTAGCCCCCGAAGTGACCGGGCTTGGCGCTGGCTTAATCGCGCTATTGGAGCGCTCTAGGTACTTCAACCTATACAGGCGAGTCGTGGTTGATTCAATCGGCGGGCCAACGGTAATGCTGGGCTGGGACACAACCAGAAAAACAAAGCCCGCGATGGTTGGCCTTATGCAGCGGGCGCTCAAAGAGGGCTATGTCAAAATCAGGTCAAGGCAGGTTCTTGATGAAATGGAGGCGTACACGAAGACCGTTCTATACAGCAAGGATGGCCTCGACTCCCTGCATGCAAAGATGGGCGCTCCCCCTGGAAAGAACGATGACGCCTGTGTTGCCGCAATGATTGCCACCGCCGTGTCCCATTACACCCCTGGCGGGATGGGGAAGATTAACGCCACAGAGGTTGACTCGGAAAAGGCGCTAGACCACCGCAAGTGGAACTATGACGATTGGGATGAGTACGAAAAGCAGTCCGCTAAGAAGCGGAAGATTCTGTCGCGTATTCGACGCCAGTAAGGCCGTAAAGACCCCACCCGGTTTTCGTAATACGTCCTGGGTCTTTGTAGATAACGTCATGAACTGCGCTATCCGCTAGGCCACTCTTTTCAATGATGTCCTTAAGGCGCATCTGGCCGTTGTCTCCAAGCAGGGATTCGATTGCCTCCCTTGCCTTGTCTCGTTGGGTCTCAGTGCGACGAGCCTTTTTCTTTCCGTAGTCCCTTGAGCCGCCGTCGTCGGCAAAGCTGGAGCCAACGGAGGCCAAGAGACGCTCTCGCTCCTCTTTCCCGTAGTAGCTCTCTCCCTTTAGACCAGGGCTTGCATGCTTTCCAAACTCGCCCTTCGGCGTGATGTTTGCTGGGGCACTTTTCCAGGCTCTCTTTGCGCCGAGCCTCCCACACCACCAGCAACGCACGTCCCTAAAGTCATCGGCCTTGCTGCGCTCATAAAGCCCAGACTTGGTGTGCCAGTCAAAAACGCGCCCGCAAAGCTCATGCGTGCAGCGCATGTCATAAATACGCATCTATTCTCCTATGTAGCGAATCGCCGTGTAACGGCCTCTTGGTTTGGCTGAGCCACCCCTCTCGGCCCGGTCCCAGCAAGCTGCTCGCCACCCTCACCAGCACCAACGTTTTCAACGCCCTCCTCTGGAGGTCGCGCTGCTGGTGGGGCTGCGGCTGCGGCTGCTGCGCCCTGAAGCTGTGACAGTGGGCCAACCAACGCACGCTTGTCTTGCCTCCAAACCTTAAAGGCTTGGTCCATAAAGCTTTGAATGGCTGAAGGCGGCATAACCCCGCCCTGAACAAGGGGAGCCATGGTTCCGACAACCCCCTGGATGGTTTGCAGAAGCCCCATAAAGGCTCGCTGCTCCTCCGCTGGGTCTGTTGGAATGGTTGAGCCAGCCTGAATATCCACGTCAAAGTACCCCTGAATGTCTGAGGCTGTGAATGATACAAACTCATCATCCCCGCTGTCACCATCAATCCTTAAATACCTGACTTCATCCCAATACTGGCGAATGATTGAAAGCATCTTTCTTGAAATCCCAGAGACAAACTGCTCTGTGGCCTCAAGACGCATGCCAACCCTTCCCCTGGTTGCGGCAGATGCAATCGCAACCTCTGTTGCGGTTGTTCCCTTGCGGCTAGCCCCGCCTCGCTGGAATGAATCAATGCCTGAAATCTCATAGAGGAGCTTTGCAAGACCCTGTAGGACCATTGGCGTTGTGCTTGGCGGTGGGGCTTCCGGCAACAGCATGAGCGCATCTTGTATGCGAGCGACGTTTGCTGGTAGCTCAGCAACATCCATATCCTCGTCAGACTCCAGCAGCGCAGCAAGTTGCCCGCTTTCAAGGGCTCCCGGTGCGGCAACAAACTTCCTTCGGGAGGAAAGGCGGTGATGCCTGAGTATGTAATCCCACTCCTCGTTAAGCCTGTCCGAAATACCCTTGATTGAAGACAGGTCTGAGACCTTGGTGCTGTAGAACTCGTTTGGAACATTCACGAACTTAAGCTGCTCGTATGGATACCCCTTCATTTCAATGGGGTCTTCGATGTGGCGAACCACAGAGTCCTTCGCCTCCCCGGTCCTGACCTCCCTGATGAGCCACATGATGCTTCGGCGCAGCCCGCTGTCGGTGTCTGACCAGTACCTAAGCTCATACAGGGTGACGTATTCAGGGGGAACCTCTGGCCCGGTTAGGTTATTTTTCGGGGAATCCCCGCTTAGGGAGGCTGGCACGGAAGACCGTAGCCATGAGTCTGCCTCTACGGACTCTGGGATGGTGAATCTGCTGTCGCCCTTCAAGTCGTCCAGCCTGACAACCATTCTTTCGCATACCCAAGGACACTGCCTTATGTCTGTGTAACCAGGGGGAACCAGCAAGTCCCACGGAGCGACCCTGTTTACGGTTGGGTTGTCGTCTGGCCCCTCCTCAAAGGCAATCATGTCCTCGCTCATCAGGGTGCGAAGTCGCCTTTGCTGCTCTTGGGTAAGCCCGGTTTCGTTGTCCTCGTCGGCCTTCTCTGGCCCTGAGTCATAGTCCTCCTCTATGTAGAAGGAGTCGCTTGCGTCGTAGCCAATCTTTGCGAAGCCAACCCCAAACAGAAGGGTGTCTAGGACAATTGACCTGACTGTCTTGCTGCCGTGGATTTCTTTCCAGGCATAGTTAAGCGCCGTTTCGGCAAGACGAGCAGCCTCTTTGTCTCCGGGTCTTCGCGGCTTTACATATATGTATGGGTTTGCCGAGATTACTCCTGGGAGAATTGTGTTGGCGTTTGAGAGCAGGAAGTTGAACTTAACCCCGCTCTCGTCGTCATAACCAAGGCCGCTTAGCTCCCCAGCGTCGTCCTCAGACGAGTACGAACGCTGTATAGCGTTCCACAGGGGTAGATGGTTTTCCTCAATAACGCGCTCAGATGCTTCAATCTTTGCGAGCCATGCAGAGGCTTGGTCGTTCGTTAGGTCAATTGTTATATTTTCGTCTGTCATTGGATGATGGTACTTGACAAAGTTTTGTGGTTAAACTCCTATTACAAAAACGCACATAAGCGTAGGAG